AGCGCGATCATGTCCGCGTCAGGCAGCCCCGAGGTGATCGCGACAACGCGGCCGCCATCCAGTCTCATGTGCATCGCGCGTTACCTTTTTATCGTTGTGGACCAGGCAAAGATATTGCCCGAGCCGACGCCCTTGGTGCCGCTCGGGCAGCGGATCGACACCCGCACCTGGGCCGAGGCGTTGCTGGTCACGAGCAACGACACCGCGAGCGGCACCGCGATGCCGAGCGCGGCCAGCGAGACCGATTGCGTGCGCAACAGCGTGCCGCTGGTCACCGCGCCGAGCCAGTAGGAGATCACGATCGTGTGCAGCGCGGCATCGCTGGGCAGCAGCTCCAGAGATCCGGCATAGAGCACCGGCACCGAGGCCAGGCCCGCAGGCAGGGTCTGCACCCAGGCCAGCCCGAGCAGATCGACCTCGGCGGCGCCGAGCGAGACCGCGCCGAACGACGAGGCGCCGAAGGTCGGCACCGAGATCGCGTTGCCGGCGATGCTGAGCGTCTCGACACTCGCGGCGCCCAGGATGCCGCTCGCGGCGGTGATCGAGCCCACGGCGATGGCATCCGCGGTAACCGCGCCGGTGGCGATCTTGTTGGCGACGATACTGTCGGTGGCGAGCTCGTTCGAGGTGATCGCGCCGGCCTGGATCTTGTCGGCGGTGATCGCGCCCGAAGCGATCTTTTCGACGGTGATCGCACCGGCGGCGATCTCGCTCGCGGTGATCGTGGCGGCCGCGATCTTGGCTGCGGTGACCGCGTCCGCGGCAATGTTGAGCGTGGTGATCGTGCCGGCGGCGATTTGGCTGGCGGTGATCGTGCTCGCGGCGATCTTGCTCGCCACGATCGCCCCGGCCTGAATCTTGACGGTGGTCACCGAGGCCGTCGCGAGCTCGGTGGCGGTGATCGCGCCGGCGGAGATCTCGGTCGCGGTGATCGTGTCCGCGGCGATCTCGGCCGCGGTGATGGCGCCGGCGGCGATCTCGGCTGCGGTGATGGTATTGGCGGCGATCTCGGCGGCGGTGATCGTGTTCGCCGCAATCGCGCCCGCGGTGATTGTTTCGGCGATGATCGCGCCGCCGTCGATCAGCGTGAGCCCGCCCGGGACATAGGTCTTGGCGGCGGCCTCCCCGGCCTTCGCCGGCGCCAGGCGCGGCCGATAGAGGGTGATCTCGCAATTGCTGCCCGACAGCGGCCCGCCGGCGAGATAGAAGAAGGCTTTCGCCGCCACCGCTGTGGCCGGCGCCTGGGCGAGGATCGCCTCGCGCGGTGTGTCGGCCATGTTGCCGCCCGCCGGGGCGCCGACCAGCGCCTGGCTCGATTCCGAAACCGTGTTGCCGGCGGCGTTGAGCCACCGGATCCCGAAAGATCCGAGCGTGTTGTAGAGCCCAAAATGCGCCGAAAACTGATAATATTCACCCACCGCCACCGCGTGGCCGACATAGCTCGCGCCCGTGCCGGTCTGGTCGATGCCGAGCCAAGCGCCAAACTGCCCGACCGTGTCCGCGCCGAGCGTGGCGATCGAGAACACCGGATCGCCCGGCGCGCCCAACGCATCCCCCGCGGCGCGCACCCGCAGCACGCCCGCGGCGCCGATCGCGCCGGTGCCAATGGCCTCGGCGTGCAGCGTGCCCATCGAAAACGAGGTGTTGAGCAGCAGGTTGCCCGCCGAGATCACCGCGATCGCGTTGCTCAGCGTCACATCCGTCGCGGTGAGTGTGAGAATATCGGCCTGGGCGGTGGCGACATTGGCCGAGATCGGCGGAATGGTGGTCACGTTGAGCGTCGCGATCGCCGCTGCGTTGGCGTCCAGATCGGCCTCGAGCGCCACCAGGTCCACCGCGATCAGTCCCGCGATCGCCGCGGTGTTGGCGTCCAGATCGGCCTCGAGCGCCACCAGGTCCACCGCGCTCAGCGCCGCGATCGCTGTGGTGTTGTCATCGAGATCGGATTGCAGCGCGGGCAGGGTGGTGCCGGTGAGCGTGGCCAGCGCGGCGGCGTTGGCGTCGAGATCGACCTCGAGCGCGGGCAGGGTGGTGCCGGTGAGCGTGGCCAGCGCGGCTGCGTTGGCGTCGAGATCGACCTCGAGCGCGGGCAGGGTGGTGCCGGTGAGCGTGGCCAGCGCTGCGGTGTTGTCATCGAGATCGGATTGCAGCGCGGGCAGGGTGGTGCCGGTGAGCGTGGCCAGCGCGGCTGCGTTGGCGTCGAGATCGACCTCGAGCGCGGGCAGCGTGATGTCGTTGAGCGTCGCGAGCGCGGCAGCATTGACCGCAAGCGCGGCGTCGAGCCCGTCGATCCAGGAGGTGGGCGATCCGATCGCGCCGGTGAGAACGCCCAGCCACGATGTCCAGTCGGTCGCGCGATCGGCGACCAGCCGCGCGCGGACCTGGTAATTCGTCGCCGGGCCGATGCCCTGCGAAATCTTGTAAGATCCGCCGGCGACGTTGGTCGTGCTCGGCGCCGCCACGAGATCGGTCTGCCCAAGGGCGCGGACCTCGAACTCGATCGCGCGCACATCGACCAGGCCCGAGCCGGTCCAGGTGCACAGGAGGGCGGACGCCACCGCGGCGGCCTCATCGAGCAGCGAGCTCGCGATCACCGCGAAGCCCGGCACAGTTTGCGAGGCCGGGCGATCGACCGCGATCGAGGCGGCGCTCAGCGCGATCTGGTCCGTCGCACTCCAGTCATAATCCGCCGGATCGACCTCGAGAATGCCGAGCGCGACATGCCCGCGCAGGATGTCGCGCGAGATCGAGCGCACCCGGAACGCCTTGGCCGAATAGCCGTTGCGCAGGCTGGTCTTGGCGACGAAGTCGCAAACAGTCAGCGCATAGGCGTCACTTGGCAAGGTCTCGACATGGGTGCGGAAGCGGCGCGCCTCCTTGAGATAGGCGCGCTGCAGGCGCTGCACTTGCGTTGCGTAGGGCGCCGCCGAGAGCGGCAGGTCGGCGATGTTGCGCCGGCCCTGGTCCTCGGCCTCGAAGTCGGCGCGATAATAGGTCGGCGCCTCGATCGTCTCCCAGGCTGTGGCGGGATCGGGATGCGTCGCCGACACCCCGTTAAAGGTCTCGCCCGGCGCGGGAAACGGGTCGAACTCCTGCCCGCCCTCCAGGATCAGATCGTCGTCGGTGTAGGCGTAGACCGCCGCCGTTGCGGCGCCGATATGGATCCGCCAGGTGCCGCCCTCTTCGCTCAGGATCGCACCGCACGCCAGGGCGATGTCCTCGATCGCGGCTGCGGGCTCGACCTCGGCCATGTCGATCTGCAGGCCGGCGCGAAACTGCGCCTCGCTGCCCGCGGTGAGCGTCACGCTCGCATCGCATTCGTTCATCGCCGCCGACCACACGTCATAGGGCAGATCGGCGTCCGCGACGCCGCCGCCATAGAGCGCCCCGTCGAGCAGCGCAATGCCGCGCAGTAGGTTGTAGATCTGGACCGCGGGATTGCTCGAGGCGGCCCAGGTGTCGGGATCGCCGGCATCCTGCGCGCCGCCGCGCCCGGTATCCAGGCGCGGATCGTAGAGCCGGATCCCGGGCACCTGAAACCGCACGGTGGGAAAACCCGCGTAGACCTCGGCGTCATAGCGAAACGCGCAGACCACATAGGGCACGCCGCGCCCGATCGCGGTGGCCGCCCAGGGCCGCGCGGCGCCCGGCCCGGCGGCCGGTATCGCGGTGTAGTTGGTCAGCAAGGCATCGGCCGTGGTTTGCGTGCCATCGTGATAGCGGATCCAGAACCGGCCCGCGAAGGGCGCGGTGGTCGCGGGCGCGCCGATCCCGGCGTTGTCGGGATCGCCCCAATCGATCGCCACCGGCTCGCCGTTGACCCAGACCAGCGGGTCGCCGGGCGCGAAGGGCGCATCGGCGAGATCGATAATAAAGATTAACAGCCCGTTGGGCGTGCCGGTGTCGCCCGGCGTGGTATAGGGCACCGAAGCCATGTTGCCCGCGGTGGCGTAGGTGCCCAGCACAAGCGTCTGCCCGGTCACGCCGCCCTGGGTGGTGAACTCGCCGGCCACGCCGCCGGTGCGCGGCGCCTCGGGCGCGAGCAGTTGCGACAGCTTTGACGCCGCCAGCGAGACCGCGAGATTGACCGCAAGCGCGGCGGCGGTCGACAGACCGGCGTACCAGGTCGCGGCCGCGGCGATCGCGGTCTCGATGCCGGTGGCCTGGGCCGGCGCGGCGAGCGCGATCAGGCCGAGCGCAAGGGCGAGGGCGCGCGGGCTCATATCCGCCACACCGTGCGCGCCGCGCCCAGCGGCATCGTGCCGAGCCCGGCTGGCGTGCGCACCAGCAGCACATGGCCCGCGACCAGGGCGATCGCGTTGGGCCGCGCCGCCGGGCCGACCAGGGCGAGATCGCCGTAGGCGGCGCGGTGGCGCGGGATCTCGTCAAGCATCGCCGCGAGCACCGCGGCGGGCGCGCGCGCGCCAAGCGCGCGGCGCAGCAGCCGCAGGCCCGCAAAGGCCGAGCGATACTGGCCGCGAAAGCCCTCGCCGACATCGAACCCGGTCATCGCCGCGATCACACCGGCGGCGAACAGCGCGCAATCATGGCGGCCGTATTCATAGGGCGCGGCGCGCTCGGCCTCGACATAGGCAAACAGCCGGCCGCGCCAGTCAGGCCGGCGCACCCGCCAGCGCGGCGGCGCGGCGGCGACGCGGGAATCAGGATCGCCGGCCTGCATCAGTCTTTTCCCCAGGGCACATTGACGGCCGCCGAGACATGCGCATAGGCGCGAAACGTATCGCCCGAGCGCGCGCTCTGCGCGGCGTTGGATTTCTTGCTCGGCAGCGTGCGGGTGAGATCGAGCGCCGCCGAGGCGAGGTGCAGCTCGGCGATCGACACCCCGCCGGGCGCGCTGGTCGGGATCGGCGCGCGCTGCACGGTGCCGCGATAGATCCGCAGCGGCTCGGCGATCAGCGCGCCGGTGAGCGGATCAAACATCGCCTCATGTATTTCAACCGGCGCAGCGCGGGCGTCGTAGCCGCGCAGCAGCTGCGCGACATCCGCGCCCATCGCGGCAATGCGCACCGTGAGCGTGCGCACGGTCAGACCTTCCTCGCTCACGATCGGATCGATCGCGAGCACCTGGCCGGCGCCGGCATAGGCGCGCGACACCCCGCCGATCGTGAAGGTCGCGGCATCGTCGCCGCTCCACAGCCCGAGCGGCGCAGGCGCGCCGGTGTCGCGCGTGACCGCCTCGACCCAGAACAGAACATGCGCGTCGCGCGCGGTGCGATCCGCGTGATAGGACGCGGTGGCGGTGTCAAATGTCCTCACAGCTTCAAATCCTCCTGGGCCGGCGGCGCCGGCGGCGCGGCGATGAACAGATCCGGCGCGGCATAGACGGCCGCAATCCGCGCGCAGGCGCTCTCGAAATACTCGGGATCTTGCTCGATGCCGATCCCGGCGCGGCCCATTTGTGCACAGGCCACAAGCGTGGTGCCCGAGCCCATGAACGGATCCAGAATGCGGCGCGCGGCCCAGGGCGGGGCGGCGCTCATCGCAGCGTCTGGCGCCACGAAAACGACACCCCAGCGACGGTCGGCGCGCCGCCGTCACCGTAATTCACCGAGCCCGGCACCACGATTGCCTTGCAGAACGGAGAGGCGACAAACACCGGATCGCCGTTGACCCAGCCGGCGCGGGCCGGCGGCTCGATCTCGAGCGGATCGATCACCCCGCCGCCGCCCGCGGTGGCGCCCACCACCACGCGGTGGAAGGCGTAGCGCACCGGCGCGCTGGCATAGGTCCAGGAGATGAAGTCGCCCGGTGCGAGCATGTAGCCGGCCGGGAAGTCGCCGAGCCGCATCTCGCGGCCGTCGCGGATTGTCGAGATGAACGGTGTGCCGCCATGCGCCGCCATCAGCGCGGTGGCCGGATCATAGGCCGGGCCGGGGCGAAACGGCGGGTAGAACCAGAACGTCGCGCCGGGCTCGGAGAGCATCGACAGGCGCGACGCGATCTTGCCCGCCAGCGCCACAGGCATCGGCGCGCAATCGATGCGCCCGCCCCACAGCCGCGCGGCGAGATTGGCCGACAGGATGTCGCCGCCAGCGGTGGTGGACAATTCGCGGCCGTCCATCGCCTCGAACGGCGCCGCCGCAATCGGCAGTAACCCCATGAACTCCGAGGTGACAAGCGGAAACGCCAGAACCGTCATGCGCGCGCCCTCGGGCTGGCGTTGATCGCCTGCACCCGTTGCGGCAGAACGGCGGAATTGAATTGCGCAATCCCCGCGCGCACGCCTTGCTGCACCATCGCCATCACCTCGCTATTGCCCGACGCGCCGGTCACATTGACATTGATCGACAGCGCACCCGACGCGGCGGGCGCAGGCTGCGCGGCGCCGGCGGAAAGTGCGGCCTGGGCCTGGGGCACCGACAGCACGGCACCCGATGTCGATGGCACAAAAATTTCAGAATTTGGTGTCGCCTCGTTGACGCGCACCGCGCGCCCGGCCTGCACCGGCCCGCCACTGGCGCGGCCGAACAGCGATCCCAGGCCGCCGAGATCGAGCAGGTTGGAAAATGCCGCTTTCGCCGCGACCTTGGCGAGCTCGGAGAGCAGCCCCGCCACCGCGTCGTGGGCGGATTGCGAGCCGTCTAGGATCGAGGCAAACAGATCCGCGGCGCTGTCCTCGGTCAGCCCGAAGGCGGCCTCCAGAAACCCGACCTCCTGGCCGATGTCGCCGAGCGCGTCACGGTATTCCTGCAAGGTGATGGTGCCCGCGGCGAGCGCGGCGTCGAGCGCGGCGGTGATCTCGGCGAGCGAGGCGGTGGCCGGCAGGGCCGCGAGCAGCGCGTCGACGGTGCCGGTCAGATCGGCGGTGGTGGCGCGGGCGGCGCGGCCCAGATCCTCCACCGGCTCGATCGGCTCGCCAAGGTCGGGCCCGAAATCGACCACACCCTTGCGGGCGCGCGACAGCGCGTCGGTTATGCTGGATTCCAGATCGAGATTTGCGCGCTCCTGCTCAAGCATCGCCGCGTCGGCCTTGAGCAGCTCTGCGCGGCGCGCGCGCAAGCGGATCAATTGGCGCTCGGCACTCTCCAACGCGGCGGCTGCGGCCGGCTTCAAGGTGTCGGGATCGGCGCCGGGCCCGACGACATTGACCACGCCCTGGGCGGTCGAGAGCATCCCCTCGATACTCGCCATTTCGCCCGACGCCATCGCGAGGGCGCGGTGTTCAGCCATGATCGCGCGCACGTTCTTGAGACGCGCCTGGGTTTCCTCGAGCTTGGTGCGCGCCGCGGTTTCCGACATCAGGCCGCCGCGCTGCAATTCCGCAGACAGCAGCCGGGTCTGGCGGATCTCGTCGCCCATCGAGATCACCAGCGCGTCGATCGCGATGTCGAGATCGCTGGTCGGATCGAGAAACTCGGCAATCACCTTTGCGCCCACCCCCAGGCCGCGCGCGAGGTTGGCGATAAAGGTCGTCGCGCCGACCAGCAGCGGCATCAGCTCGCCGAGCGCCACCGACAGGTTGGCGCTAATCACCCGGCCCATCAGGTCGAGCTCGGTCTGGCTTTCCTCGGCCTTGCGGATCAGGGACTCATCAATCACGATCCCGAGATCGCGCGCCGTGGCGCGCATCTTGTCAAGCCCGCTCGCACCGTCGCGCAGCATGTTGACCAGCGCGACACCCTCGCTGTCGAACAGTTTCATCGCCAGCCGGTTGCGATCGGTCTGGCTGGTATTGGCCTGCATTGCGTCGGCGACATCGCCGAGCACATCGGTCATCTCGCGCGCGCCGCCCCGGGCGTCAAACAACTCGATGCCCATCTCCTTGAGCGCATCCTTTGCCTTGCCGGTGCCGAGCCGGGCCTCGGACAGGCGGCGCCCGAACCGCTGCATCGCCATCTCGAAGGTCGCGGTGGACACGCCCGAGCTCTCCGCGGCGGCGCGAAACTCCTGCAGCGCGTCGGTGGTGAGCCCGAGCCTGTCGGCGGTCTTGCCGATCGCATCCATCGAGGCGGTGACCTTTTTCGCCTGGGCCACCAGCATCGCCGCGCCGAGCGCCGGCACCAGGCGGCGCGCCGCCATCGCGAGCACGCCAAAATTGCGGCTCGTGCCGCTCAGCGATTTCTTTGACTGGCGCTCCATGCGCTGCAGCCGGTTCACCGCCTTGTCCATCGATCGCTCGAATTCGCGGGTACGCGCCGAAAGCACGATATTGAGCCGCTCGATGTCAGCCATAGTGATTGCACCTTTCCAATAGATCCGCCACCGCGGCGCGGGAGGGCGCGCGCCCGCCCGGCGCGGCCGCGTCGCGCGCCGCCGCATATCCGGCCGCGACCAGCATCCAGTCGCGCGGGATCATCGCGCGCACCGCGGCGGGCAGGATCCCGACCGCCGCGGCGTGCGCGATCAGGCGCCGCACGTTCCACCCTGTGGTGTTTTTTTTTGCGCGCGGGCGGGCGGATCCTCCGCTGGATCGCCGCCGGCGTCGGGCATGAACGCGACCAGCAGCGTCGCCTGGGCGATCATGTAAAAACGGTCATTGTGCGCCGGAGACGCGGCGCGGATCACCGCCGCCGCGGCGGCCTCGGACATGCCGCCCCCGACCAGGCCGAGTGCCACGATGTCGCGCACCGCGCCCACCGCCGGGCGATCGCCGCGCCCGGCGAAGCCGTCGAGCAGCGCAAAGGCCGAGCCGTGGCGATCCTCGAGGCGCTCAATCTCGGCGTTGCGCAGCATCAGCGGGCGCGCGCGCCCGTCGATTTCCTCGAGCACGCCGCCGCGCGGCGCGCTCGCCAGAATGCCCGCCACGCTAGACCGCGGCGAAGGTGATCGCGCCGCTACTCGAGAGCGCGATCTCGAACGTCGCCTCGCCTTCCATTTCACCGGCAAACTGCAGGTTGTCGATGTGGAAATTTCCGGTGAAGGATCCCAGCCCCGGCACGACGATCTGGAAATTCCACAGCGGCCCGGCGGCCAGGTTTGCGGCCGTATAGAGCTCGGTGGCCGGCGCGCCCGGCACGAAACGCCCCGAGCCCGAGGCGGTAAACGCGCGCTTGCCCGACAGCATCTCCTGCACCAGCACATTGCCGGGCGTGGTGCCGTCAGGGATCGTCACATCGATCGAGGTGTTGCCAATTGCAAGGTTGGACGATGTCACCCCGGCGAGCGCGGTAAACGCCTCGCTCACCTCGCCGTCGCCGATCTTGAGCAGGAATTCGCGGCCCTTTTGCACTGGCATCTTTTTAGTCCTTTTGTGTCATTGTGAGGGAAAGGTGAGGGATCAGGCCGGTTCGAGCAGCGCGCGAAACACCGCGCGCCCGATCGCGCCGCGCCCCTCACCGGGCACCGCGGCGCGATCGACGCGCGCTGTCTGAAATTCGACATACGCGATGGTGAAGCCCACCGGCGCGAGCGCGGGCTCGGCGCGGTGCAGCGCGATCTTGATCGCGGCGACGATCTGTTTCGCCTCGATGCGCCCGATCGCGCGCGAATGGGCCTCCAGCGCAAAAGTGATGAGATCAGCGGTTTCGCTCATCGCGTCCTCCGCGCTCACGATCGCCTCGCCAAACCGGATATAGGGAAACAGCGTGGTTTCGGGCGGCTCGTCATAGATGCGGGCGCCCACCAGCGCGGCGACGCCGGCATCGGCGAGCAGCGCCGTGCGCAGCGCGGCCTGCAGCGCGGCGTCGGGCCCGTCAGCCACCGGCGGCCACCTGGCGCGCGACCTTCCTTATCGCGCGCGTGATGCGCCCCCGCCAGCGTTTGGCAAGGTAGGATCGCGTGGTGTGCATGAAGTGATAGCCCTCGGTTGTACCGCGCACGCCGCTCTTGCGGCCGTGCTCGATGGAATAGGCGCGATCCTTTTCAGCGCGCGAGGCCCCGGACTCGATCACGGTGATCTCGGCCGACAGATCCAGCGGATCGATCGAGCCGGTGATCGCGGCGCGCGTTTGCCCGGTCGCATCGGGCGCGAGCGTCTGCGCGGTGCGCACGCCCTCGCGCATCGATTTGCTCAGCGCGGCGACGATCTCGGCGCGCTGGCTGGCCTTGAGGCGGCCCAGCCTGGCCACCGCGCGCCCGACGCCATCGATCCTCATGCGCCGCGCTCGAGGCGGAATTCCAGAAACATCTCGCGGCGATCGACGCGGGCGGCGGCGCTGGCAATATTCCACAGCGCGCCGTCGATCTCGGCGACATCGCCCGACACGATGGTGCGCGTCACCGGCCCGTCGCGCACCCGCAGCGTGCCCATCGCGGTGCCCTCGGGATGGCCGGCCAGGATCGCCTCGCGGCCCGGGGTCTCGCGCAGGTCGCCAAACTCGGTGCCGAGCAGCGTCGCGGCCGCGCCCGGGTTGCCGTAGGCGTCCAGCGTGGCCGCATCGCGGCGCTTGAATTGCACCAGGTGGCGCAGGCGGCCGGCGCGGCTCATGCGCGCGCCGAGCGGCGGTGGCGCTCCATCAGTATCTCGACCGATCCCGGCACCCGCGACACGCTCGCGCCGACGATCTCGAACTCCGGGGTCTGGAACCAGGACAGCACCATCCGGCGGGCGAGACTTTTCAGCGTCTCATCGACGCTTGCGGCATCGGCGGCGCCGAGCGTGTAGTCGATCGCCACAGCGCCGCGCTCGCAGCGCGTGGCCGGCCACAACGTGCCGTAGACCGGCACCAGCAACGCCGGGTCGGTGCCGCTCACCAAGCGCCAGGCGCTCGACGCCAGCACCTGGGCGGCGCCGGCCGAATCGGTATAGCGCACTTCGCTCACCCCGGTGATCGGCCAGCCGGGCAGCACGATTTCGCCCGCGACATGGCCGCCGCCCGGGAAGGCGTCGAGCGTCAGCGTCCATGTCTGCGCGCACAGCGCCACCCCGATGCCGCTCGGGCCCTCGAGCAGGGCGCAGGCCGCCCCGATCAGGTCGGCGATGTCGGCGTCGCGCTGGGTGTGCGACAGCCCGAGCAGAGATCTGACCTCGACGAGCGTGATCGGCGCGGCCCCCGGCGTGGTGATTTTCACACGGTCAAACATTTCAGCCGGCCGAAACAGTCAACACGCCGGCGTTGTTCCACAGCGCGCCGACCACCGCGGGATCCGATGTCGGCACGCCGCCAAGTATCAGATTGCCCGCCGTCAGCGTAAAGGTGATATCCTCGAAATTGATCGCGCCGCCGGTGTCCACCTCCAGCGAGGCGCCGCCCTGCGGGCGGTGCACAAGTGCATTGTAGTCGCTCATCGTTTCAGCTCCAGAATGTAAGAGATCCCGGGGCGCGGCACGCCCCGGGCACGTTTATCTGTTTATGCCGCCATCACCATGTGCTTGACCGCGGCGGTGTCCGCGAGCACGCCATCGAGGCGCACAAACCCGGCCATCCCGATGCCCGGCCAAAACTTTTCGCTCTGCGCGATCGTGCCGATCACCGGCTCGCCGATCTTGCGCACATAATACATCGCGAAATCCCCCATCACGACAGGCTTGGAATTGCTCGCCGGGACCGCCATCGCCTGGTTGTACTTGTAGGGCACGGTGATCTGGCCGACGCGCAGCACGCCCGAGCCATCCTGCACGGTGCCGAGCAGATAGTCGCCGGCGCCGTTCTTTTTCAACGCCAGCGCCTTGGCGGTGTCGTTGTGGAACATGCCGCAGAATTTCGGGCTTGCGCGATACTCGGGATCCACCGAATAGAACAGCTGGATGATGTCATCCGGCGTGAAGCTCGCGGCCAGCGCGGCGGTGTGGCCGAGCGTCGAGCCGGTCACGATGCCCTGCGGCGCGCCCGATCCCGAGCCCGTGGTCAGCGCCAGATTGGCGGCGCGCCCCAGGCGCTTGCCGAGCAGCTGGTTGAACACCAGCTCAATATTTGTGAAAGAGCCGGTGAGCAGCTGCAGCGATAGGCGCAGGAACTCGGTGTCATACATGAAATCGTCCAGAGTGGACTTCGTAAACACCGCATCGACGCCGCCGTCATCGGTGAGCGACACGCCCTCAGTGCCGATCGCGGCGGTGCCCGCGGTGTCGTTGACCGCCGGGATTGGCATCGAGCCGCCGCCGGTGGTCTTGAACACGGTGCAGGTCGCATCGTCATACATCGGGCCCGAATAGGCCATCTGTTCCACCAGGCCGGGAATCATTTCCTCCGGAATGGTGAAGCCACCGGCCGAGCCGGTGGATGTCTGCGCGCGCACCTCGGCATCCGCGAAGGTGGTGCGCAGCTCGCCGTCATGGCGCCCGGCGCGCAGCGCGGCGCGCACCTCGCCGGGCAATTCGCCCTGGCCCGGGAATTGCGCGATGATCTGCGCGTGGAACGCCGCGCGATAGCTCATCGCATCCGCGCTGGACAGCGGCGCGGCGCGGCCGGGCTCGTAGCCCGGGCGGCGCGCCTCGCGGGCCTCGCGCTCGGCGCGGTCGGCGTCGGCGCGCAGCGCGGATTCCGCGTCGGCGAGGCGCTGCAGGGTCTGCACCTCGGCCTCGGCTGCGGTGGCGCGGCTCAACATGCTGTCGATCTCGGCGAGCGCGGCGCCGCAGTTGTCGTCGGTCATCGAATCGCGCTTTGCGCGGGCTTGCTCGATCAGTGTTGCGCGCTCGGCGCGCAGCTCTCTAAGGCGGTCGCTCATCGTGAAGTGTCCTTTTTGTCAGTCGGAGGGAAAGGCCGCGGGCTCAGAACCAGGCGGCGAGGGCGATGTCGGCATCGGCCCGCGCGCGCGCGAGCGCGAGCGCGAGCGGGCCGGGCGGGCGGGCGTAGGCGCACCGGGTGCGCAGGGCGATGTCGGTGGTCGGGTAGGCACCGCGATTGACAACAGACACGTCGAGCAATTCCTCGAAGGCGGTAATTGTGCGCCGCGGGATCTCGCCGGTCGTGTCCCAGGTGTCGGATTTCACGCGAAACGCAAACGACATCTGGTCGAGCATGCGGCCGCGCATCTTGGGCACCAGGCGCGCGACATCGGGGTCGTCGCGATCGAGCCGCGCGGTGATCGCGAGGCCGCGCGCATCCAGCGAAAGGTCAAGATTGCCGGCGGTGGTGCGCGCCAGCGGCAGGCCGGCGTGATTGACCAGAAACTCCACATCGTCGCCGAGCACCGCATCGAAGGCGCCGGGCGCGATCACCTCGCGAAAGCCCCATTCGGAGCCGCCGATCAGGGTCTCGACCTCGAACAACGCGGCGTGGCCGGCGACCACAATCGCGCCGTCCGCGACATTCTGACGCAGCTCCAGCGGCGCGCCTGCGCGGGTCTCTCTCGTCTTCATGTTGCTGCCCCTTTCGCGGGTGTCGTGCCGAGGGATTCGGCGGGTGCCATCGCGCCTTGCAGATAGATCCGGTCGCCGCCCGCGGCGTCGGGCCGGTTGTCGAGCCCGCGCGCCTCGTTGGGCATCAGGATGCCCGCGGTCACCGCCTTGCCGAGCGCATCCATGCGCGACAGCAGATCGCCGCGCAGCACCCCCGCAAGGTTGGCCTCGAGATAGCGGGTGCGGCCCTGGGGCGCGCGGCCGAACAGCTTGAGATTGTGCTCGCCCTCCCAGCCCTTCACCAGGTGCCCGAGCGTGTGCTTGACAAATTGAAGGTCCTGTTGCTCGACATTGGCGAAGGCGCCATGCGTGAGATCCTGCAGAAACACCGGCGGCAGATTGTAGATGCGCGCGATTTCCTCGATCAGGAACCGGCGCGCCTCCACCATCTGCATCTCTGCGGGATCCACCCCGAGCTTGTGCAGCTCCACCCCCGGCGGCAGCTGCACGGCCTTGGTGCCGCGCTCGGCGGCATCCTTGAACGCGGCGGCGAGATCGGCCTGGGCGCGGGCCGCGGCGGCCGGGCTCATCGCGACAGACTGGATTGCGAAGGCGGGCACGCCGCCGTTGGAAAAGATCCGCGCGGCATATTTGGCCTGGGCGATCGCGAGGCCGATGGTTTCGCGGTTCTGCAGGATCGGCGATCGGCTCTGCAGCCGCGAGACCTCGGGAAAATAGCGCAGATCGAGCACCTCGCCGGCGGCATACTCCACCCCGCCGGCAATATAGCGCAGCCCCGCCCCGGCGCGCGCGACCTCGATCCGATCCATGTCCAGCGGCCACAGATTGACCGGCACCCCGGCGGGATTTCGCTCGATCCAGGACACATGCCGGCCGCGCCAGAGATACGAGATCGCCTGTTCAAGACGGAACTCGTAGGCAGACTGCACGTCATTCGGCGCTTCGTTGAGCAGCGCGCCGATCCGCGCGCCGGGCCCGGTGGCCCTGATGCGGCCGCCCGGCTTCTTGTCGTAGACCGCGACAGGCAGCGACGCCATCGAGCGGGCGAGAAAATTGATCGCCGACCAGATCGCGGGCACACTCAGGGCGCTTTCGAGGCTCACCACCTCGCCGGCGGTGGACAGCGGCGACATCAGACCGAACATGCTCGCGAGACGGTCATCGCTCGAGAGCACCGGGCTCGCCGCATGGCCGCGGGCCTCGAGCGCCGGCGCGCGGCGGCCAAACAGCCGCGCGATCATGCGCCCACCCCGGCGCGCACGGAATAGGCCGGATCCTCATAGGGCGATCGCTGCGCGCCGGCGGCGACAGGGTTGCGCATCATCAGCGCCAGCGCATTGAACAGCGCGTGGAGCGGGTCGATCTTGTCGGCTGCGGATTCTTTTACAATTTTCACAGCGTCAGACGTCCTTTCGGCGCGGGCATTGGCGACGCACCAGGCCATGAGAGGCTGGCCGCCGTGCACCAGGGCGCCCGATTGCAGTTTGCGCTCGGCATCCCAGATCGCCGGCGCGAGCGCGCCGCCTTGCTTGACCTGGCCGAGCAGCGGATCGGTGGACTCGATCGCGTGCGCCGCGATCGGCGTGAGAAACGGATCCACCATGAACGGGTCGAACCCGACGCCGGCCGCGAGCGGCAGCAGCCCGAGCGCCACACCGCGCGCGATCAGATCGGCCACAGCGTCAAAGCCCACACACAGCGGCGCGACGGTCAGATCGCCGGCCGCGACCAGGTCATCGAGCAGCGTGGCGATATCCTCGCGCCGCTCGCGCACGATCGGATCGGCCCAGGCGTGCGACCAGGACTGCAGCGCGCCGGAGTGCGCGTGCTTGCCCAGGACCGTGACACCGAGCAGGTCATCGAGCCCGCCCCCATCCACCCCGATCGTGATGACGCTCGAGGTGGCGAGAATCGACTCGAGATCGAGGCCGGGGCGGGCGGCGGCGGCCCAGAACTGCGCGCCGATCCAGCCCTGATCGGACAGCGCCATGCCGATTTCGATATTCAGGTGCTGGCTCGCCCAGCGTTGCACCGCGCCGCGCCCTTCGCTCTGCGCGCGCTTATAGAGCCAATCCAGCTTCTCGAGATGGATCGAGCGGCCCAGGTTGGGCAGCACGAAATGCCACATGCCGGGATCGCGCCACGGCTCGGCGGGATCGGTCTGCAGCGCGCGCGGAAATTCGTAGAGCAGCGGCAGCAGACCGTTTGACGGCTCGAGGCCGTCGCGCACCCGGCGGGCGCGATCGAGCATGGCGCGAAACACGCCCCGCGGCGGAATATCCGATTGCGTGGTGATCGCGACGAACAGCGCGCCGGGGCGGGTGATCATGCCGCCGAGCAGCTGGTCGATGATCCTGTCGGCGCCGGCCTTCGCGCCGAGCAGGTGGATTTCATCGACAAAGGTGGCCAGCGGGATCGACCCGGTGACCACTTTCATGTCGAATGTTTTCACCTTGAGCTTGGTGCGCGTCACCCGGCATTCGATCATTTTCGTGTGGTGCTGCACGTTGAAGCGATCGACAAGGTGGCGCGCGCCGGTGTCGGGATCCTCGTCGTCGCTCTCGATGATGCCGGCGGCGGCGTTGAACAGCGTATCCGCAATCTCCTTGGTCGGCGCCAGAATCTGCATTTCGCCGAATCGGATCTCGTTGGCGTAGAGGCAGGCCAGGGCGAGCCCGGCGGTGTAGGTTGTCTTGGAGTTTTTCTTTGGCACCATGCAAAACACTTCGCGGATCATGCGCTCACCTGTAAGCGGATCCAGCGAGCCGGCGATCGCATCGACCAGGGCCCAGAACCAAGGCCCGACCGCGTCCTCGAAATAGGGCTGGCCCGGCACATCGGGCAGCTTGAAATTGCCGAACGCGCGGCGCAATTCGCGCCCCTGCGCGGTGTCGCTCAGATCGAGATCGGCGATCGGCACCTTGCCGGCGGCGAGCCGGTCGGCCCAATCGGGGCAGGCGAGATCCCATTCGCGGCGCGCGGCGCGCGCGATCGAGGCTGGCGCAAAACTCAATGGCGCGCCCATCGGCCGGCGGGCTTGGCGGCGCGCGCCGCGGCCTGGGCCTTCTTGCCCTCGGGCAGCGCCTCGGGCTGCGCGCTGTCGGTTTGCGGCGCGGCGTGGCGCGCGCTGTCGGTTTGCGGCGCGGCGTGGCGCGCGGCGAGCCCGAGCTCGGTGCCGGCCTTGAGCAGCTTGACGGCCGTCAGGTTGCCAGCCCGCGCGCGGGTGTATTCGATCTCGAGCATCTGCCCGGCCACGATAATCGCGCCGATCTCGAGCTCACGGGAGAAATGCTTGCGGATCGTCTTTTCGTCGGGCCCGGCGCCGGCGGCGCCGCCCATGTAGATCGCGATCGCGCGGGCCTTCCATCCTTGGCTCGCGAGCAGCGCGACAAGCTCTTGATTTTCCTTGGTTTTAGCATAGCTCGGGCGGCCGCGGCGATCGCGGGGCGCGCGCCAAGGCGCGCCGAGCAGATCGACACCGCCGGCCAGCGCGCTCGCGGCCAAGGGGGGGAAGGAATCGCGGTCTGACACGGAAAAAAATCTCCGAATGAG